CATGCGCCGCGCCAGTTACAAGCGCGAGCATTATATTCCAGGGCCGCCGCAGCCGGTAGCCCAGCTCGGGGAACTGCAGCGCGGGCCGATCAAGGTAACGTGGCAGGAGTCTATGTTCCTGCCGAAGTTTCCGAACGAGAACATCTTCGACTATGAAATGCGCCGCCGCCACGCGCCACTGACCAATATCTATGCCGACATTTCCAGCAATCTGTCGGCAAAGCCGTTCGCCAAGAAGCTTGATCTGGACGACAAGACCCCGGATCAATACAAGAAGCTCGCCGAGAACATCGACGGGCAGGGCAACAACCTTCACGTCTTTGCCTCGCAGGTGTTCAAGGCCGGACTGGACTACGCGATTGACTGGATACTGGTCGATTATACCAAGGTGCCGCAAGGCGCTACGCTTGCCGATGAGCGCGGCATCGGGGCAAGGCCCTATTGGGTGCGGGTGCCTGCCGAGCGGATGCTGGCGGCCTATTGCGACTTCGTGAACGGCCAGCAAATAATTGTCCACGCCCGGATTCATGAGCCGACCATCGTGCGGTCGGAATATGCCGAGACGTGCATCGAGCGGGTCCGGGTGTTCAACCGCGAGCCGATCTATGAGATGGTCAACGGCCAGCCTACCGCAAATGCTGTCGGCTATAAGCCCGCGACGTGGGAGATTTACGAGGAGGTTGTCTCCAAGGACGCCAAGGGCAATGAGGAAAAGACCTGGGTTTCGATCGGGGACGGTAAAGTCACGATCGGCGTAATCCCGCTGGTGCCCTATATCCCCGGACGCCGCCACGGCACCACGTTCCGGGCCGACCCTGAATTGGGAGGTCTGGCCCATTTGCAGGTGGAGGAATTCCAGCAGGAATCCAACCTCAAGACGATCAAGGAACTAACCGCATTTCCGATGCTGGCGATCCTGGGGGCGCCGCCGGTCCCGGTCGGACAGAAGCGGGAAATCGACGTTGGGCCAAGGGCTGCGATCTGCATAGAGTTCGGCGCGGATGGTTCTGCCCCGAACGTCAATTTCGTCGAGCCGTCCGCCACGTCGCTTACGTTCCTGCAAACCGATCTGGAGAAAATCCGCAGCGAGATGCGCAATCTCGGGATGCAGCCCCTGGCCACCGCTAACTTGACCGTTATTACGACCGCCAACGTCGCGATGAAAGCCCATTCCGCCGTGCAGGCATGGGCGATTAAATTCAAGGACGCGCTTGAACAGGCATGGGCCTTGACCGCGAAGTGGCTCAACGCCACAGATCAGATCGAAGTCAATATCCATACCGACTTCGGCGTTGATCTGACCGCGCAGACCGAGCTTGAGGCGCTGCTGAAATGCCAGGCGCAAGGCATCCTCTCCAAGCAAACCGTACAGGGCGAGTTCAAGCGCCGCGGCGTTCTGTCCGATGACTTCGATTCCGAAGAGGAAGCCGAGATACTGGCCGAAGAGGAACAGGGGCTGACGCCGGAAGTGGCGATCGATCCGGTGACTGGCGAATTGGTTTACCCGACGACCCGGCCGCGCGTTCTAAATCCGGTAGGGAGTGCACCGGGCACGCCGCTGAAAACGCCTGCGCCCTCGCCCAAAACCGCCGTCAACTAGGAGCAAATAAGCCACTGTGAAGCATTCGATCTGGATTGGCTTCGATCCCAGGGAGGACGGGGCGTTCGCGGTCGCCCGCGATACTGTCAAGCAGTATCTGACACGGCCGATCCCGGTCTATGGGCTGGTGCTGGCCGATCTGATCAAGCGCGGGTTGTATAGACGGCCTATCGAATATCTCAAAAGTGCAGCCGACAAGCCCCTGATGTGGGACGTGGTGAGCGACGCTCCGATGTCCACGCAACACGCCAATGCGCGGTTCTTTGTGCCGATATTGGCAAAGGAGGGCTGGGCGCTGTTCATGGACGGCGACATGCTGGTGCGTGACAACATTGCGCGTGTGTTCGACGGCCTCGATCCGTCCAAGGCGGTCTATTGCGTGCAGCACCGGCACGAGCCGGAGCCGGGCACCAAGATGGACGGCCAGGTCCAGACAAGATATGCGCGGAAGAACTGGTCGTCCTTCGTCGTGTTCAACTGCGATCATCCGGCGAACAAGGCTTTAACGCTCGAGGCTCTGAACAACACGCCGGGGCTGGACCTGCATCGGTTCTTCTGGCTAGAGGATTGCGATATCGGAGAGCTTGGGCCGGAATGGAATTACCTTGTCGGGCATACAGATCCTGCAACCGATCCCAAGGTGGTACACTTCACGTCGGGTTGCCCGGACATGCCGGGGTATGAGCAATGCCAGTTCGCGGACGAATGGCGCGAGAAGTATCACGATTGGGCGCGCGGCGCGCTGAGTTTCGGTTAATAGCCTTGGGCTACGGCGACGAGCTGATGGCGACCGGGATTGCCCGTGGCGCCAAGGCGAGAGGAAAGCGCATCGCTTTCGGCGACGGGCAAAAGATCATCTGGAGCTATCTCAGCGAACAGATATTCAAGGGCAATCCGAACATCGCGCCATTGGGCAGCGAGAATGATCCCGATATCGAATGGCATCCGTTCTGCCGGGGCAACAGGATTTACAACCGGCAGGTCGGCAATCGCTGGGAATGGAATTACGAGTTCAGGCCGATCCCCGGCGAGGTGTTCTTCACGCCGGATGAGCTGGAGTTTGGTCAGCAGTTTGGCTCGGGCTTTGTCGTGATCGAGCCCAACGTAATGCAGAAGGGCTTTAGTCCGAACAAGCAATGGCCGATCATTCGCTATAACAAGGTTGCGCGGCTGCTGCAAAAGGACGGCGCGGAGGTCGTGCAGTTTATCTTCAATGGCGGCCACGTTCTGCCGCACGTTCGGCAGATCAAAACGCCAACCTTTCGACATGCCATGGCGGTATTGAAACATGCGGCGCTTTATATCGGACCTGAAGGCGGACTACACCATGCATCCGCTGCAGTCGGTGCTGGTGCCGTTGTGTTGTTTGGTGGGTTCATTCCTCCTCGTGTTACTGGCTACGACGCACACACCAATCTGACCGGCAGCGACGTGTTTTGCGGCTCATTGCAAACTTGCTCGCATTGCAAGACGGCGATGGAAACGATTGGCGTTCCTGATGTGATGGACGCGGCGCATCAGTATTTGAAAGTGGCGGCATGAAGGTCATTTACGGCCTCGCAATAGTCGCAGTAGTTATTGCTGCTTGTATGGCAAAGTATCCTGTCATCCGCGATTGTGGATGGAAGGGTGGCATACGCGGGTGGGAATTTGTTTGGTTGGCGGGTGGCTGCCAGTGAAGCACGACCCCGAATACAAGCTTCAACGCCGCGTTGCCGGGTTTCACGACATCCGCATGGATGGCCTTACTGATCTGGTCATGCGGGCCAAGGGTGCATCCGTTTTCGATATCGGCTGCAATCGCGGTCTGGTCTCATTCGAGATGGCCAACAACGGGGCTGCCATCTGCCACGGCTGCGACAGTTTCGAGCAAGGCATCCGCACCGCCAAGGAATTGTTCATCGATCTGCGGGCCGTGCAAAGCCATTTCGCCGTGCTTGATCTAACGGGCGGCGCAGAGGTGGTCGCCAACGAATTCGGGGCCACGAATTACGATATCGTGCTGTGTCTAGCGATCTATCACAAGCTGAAACGGGTCATGCCGGGGGACAAGCTGGCGGCGTTGTTCCTGCAGTTCGGCCAGCGCACGAAACGCTATTTCGGCTGGCGCGGCCCGGCCGACCGGCAGGAGAACGAGGAAGAGATCGCGCAAATCGACCGTCTCATGGAAGAGGCTGGGTTGCAGCGCATTCATACCAGCTACATCAGCGAGCAGCTAGGCGCCGCGGCGATCTGGAGGCGCGACAAAGCTCTTGCATAGTAATCTACGTCGGCCGTATATTGTTGCCAGTCGTTGATTTGCGCGACTTGCTCATGGGCACCATACGCTGGTGGTGCAGCGGGCGAAGGTTTCGCGGCTGAGAGAGGGATTTGGAGTCGCCATCAGGCCCTCTCCTTAAAACAGGGTCGCTCCCTACCGCGGTGAAGCAAATTAGAACCATCTTGGGTCGCCACCTAGGGTGGTTCTTTCATTTTAGCGGACAATCAAAATGAAGGTCTTGCAGCGCGAGGAAGAGATATCCTGGTTCGTTTCGCTGTTGGTTCGTGAAGGCGTCCGCTCTTACTTGGAGATAGGCTCAAAATTCGGCGGTTCACTCGAGCGTGTTGCGCTGGCACTCCCACTTGGCTCCCGTATCGTTTCGGTGGATCTGCCCGGCGGCACCAAGGTCAGCCAGCCGCATCTGGAGGACACTGTCGCAAGGCTGCAGGCGGGCGGGTACGACGCGCATCTGATCTTGGGGGATAGCACCTCGCCAGAGATCGTAGCACAGGCAGCCGTGCTTGGCCCATACGACGCCTGTTTCATCGACGCCAACCAT